GTAGTGCAAACTATAGCAGAGATCCAAATCTGAATATGTTTCCATTTATTGTTGAGCGATTGTTTTCTACGTTTCTGCAACTGAAAGAATATAAAGTCTACAGTCAGCCATACGATTATGGTGTATACAAAAATCAAATCAATGATTTTAGCAAAGTGTTAGAGTCATTGTACGCAATTAAGCGCATGGTTGTTGAACAACAATCACCAGAATTATTTGAACATTGGAACTTGTTACGATTGTATTTTGCAAAGACACATCCCGATTTGTTTAACTTAGATTAACACTATGATTATTGATTTGTTTCGCCCTACTATAGAATGGATTAAAGATGATTTTAAGTCTAACAGAATTCGCTTTGCTGTTGAGTTGCTTGCTTGGGCTATTAGTATTGGGTGTAGTATTAGTATGGCAGTTACCGTCCCCCACCCCCCTTTACTTACGTTGTATCCTATTTGGATCCTTGGTTGCTCCATGTATGCTTGGGCTAGTTATACTAGGAAATCGTTTGGGATGCTTGCTAACTACATGCTATTAGTAACTATTGATTCCGTTGGCCTAATTCGGATGGTTGTAAATTGACCGCTGGCGAACCGGCCGTAAGTTTTGTAAATCTTGTGGATACTAAATACAAGGTTAAGCTCCAAAAAAGTATATTATGAACCCTTTTGATTATGTTAATGCTATCTTGCAAAACAAGAAGCAGATGATTGTTGATGAAATTACTGAAAAAGATTATGCACCATTTTTGGTGAACCGCAGCCTTTCCTATCATAAGGACTGCATCATGTATGCCAATGAGATGAATCGTAGGCACTTCCTTGATAAAAAACTACAAAATGATTTCCTTCTAAATACCGTACGGTCACAGAAAAGACCATTTGCAAAGTGGATTAAAGTTGAAAAAAATGATGATTTGGAATGTATAAAGCAAATCTACAATTTTTCTGACTCCAAGGCTCGTGAAGCCTGGCGATTACTCAGCAAAGAACAAATCCAAGAACTAAAAGAAAAAACCGATATAGGTGGATTAAGGAAATGATATGGTTGATTTATCAAAGTTTGTTGAGGTATCACTCAATGAACAGGATGATTTTTTAAAGGTACGTGAAACATTAACTAGGATTGGTGTATCATCTCGTAAAGAGAAGGTTCTTTATCAGTCTTGCCACATTTTACATAAACAAGGCAAGTACTATATTGTTCATTTCAAAGAATTATTTGCATTGGATGGTAAGCCATCCAATATTTCAGAAAATGATATTCAAAGGCGTAACGCCATTGCTAATTTGTTAGAAGAATGGGGTTTGATTAAAGTGTTAAATAAAGATATCTTAGTTGACAACATTGCACCATTACATCAGATTAAGATTATATCATTTAAAGAAAAAGACCAATGGGAACTTATTACTAAGTATAACATTGGTAAGAAAACACCAGAATATTGAAGAACCCACCTTAGGGCTGTTTGATGCTACGGTATAAGGCGTCCGTGCAATTGAACTGACATACGTTAATTGTCCCTGTATAAAGTAAGCAGGAAGATACGCCTTCGGGGTATCATTTTTATCAACTCGCTTAATAGGAGAAAAAACTATGACACGCTTTACAACATTGTATCCTCAGTTTGTAGGCTTTGACCAACTATTCAATGAACTCGAAAGAATCGTTGAAGGTCAGGCTGTACCTAAACTTAATACTTTCCCACCACACAACGTACTCAAAGTAGATGACAGTCACTATGTCGTTGAAATGGCAGTTGCTGGTTTTAGCAAAGAAGAAATCGATATCCAATTGGATGACGGTGTTCTGATTGTTAAAGGTGACAAGAAAGAAAAAGAGGAATTTGAATATGTGTATCGTGGTATTGCAACACGTTCATTCACTAAATCAATTCGTTTGATTGACACGATTGAAGTCCGTGGTGCAGAATTCAAGGACGGCATTCTACGCATTGCACTGGAGAATGTTATTCCTGAGAATAAGAAACCACGTAAAATTGAAATTGGTAACAGTTTAAAGTTACCTAAGGCTCAGTTGTTACAAGAAAAAGTAACAGCTTAACCAAGAGGGCTTCGGCCCTCTTTAGGAAAATTATGATTAATATGATGATACATACTCACAAAGAGTATGCTTTTAATTTCGATTCAAGTTGGGTTAAAGCTTCCTATGCTGGAGGTACTGGTCCATACGAATGGCATCCACCAAGTCCCAATGGTGAGTATACTAATGTGAATAATGGATTGAATACTGTCAATAAGTATCGCCATTATTATTCACAAGTTGATGAGCTTGATTTTCTCAAAGCAATAGGCCAACAAGCAACTGATTACTACCTTGCAAACAATGATACCGATTCTGAATATCTTGGTGTTGGTTCGTATCGTAGATATCTAGCAATTCAACAGAGTGTTGGTTATGTTGGTGAAAAACTCCATGTACCATCTAATGTTGAATCGTGTAAAATGTTAACATCTGATTCACAAAAAGAAGCCGCATTGAGATACTTACAATCAGCTGATGTTGTTTGTAGTCGTTATCGTATGATGCACAATTCAATTGAGAACCAATACCTAGAATCTCAACTGCCTGAATATTGGAATCTATTCAAAGAAGGCATTCAGATTGTAAACCCTAGTTATCGTAAACATATGTTATGGTTTACTGATAATAGTATTTGTAATTATGAATGTGTTTATATTTTACCTAGACACCTATTCAAACAACTTGTGAATGAGTATTTTGAGGTCATGGAATACATTTGGAAGAATTGTTCTGAGACATTCCCTGATAAAAGTAAAAAACAATACAACTGTACAGAGATTAATCCATGGAGATATCCTGGTTTTCTAAATGAGAGATTTGTACCATTCTTCTTCTATGCAAATGGATTAAGAAAAATTGAAGTACCATTGGCGTTCTTAGAATGAAGCAGAAGTTTATTGATGCACACATGAAAGCTGCTGAAGTCTATGCTGAATTGTCTTCAGCAAAAAGGCTTCAGGTAGGGTGCGTTATTGTAAAGGACAATACTATTATTGGTATTGGTTACAATGGCATGCCCTCTGGTTGGCCAAATGAATGTGAAATGGTTAAGCATACCGATTTTACGGGTACTGTGGTAACTATGTCCAAGCCTGAAGTGCTTCATGCAGAAACTAATGCGATTGCAAAAGTGGCTAAATCTACCAATTCTACAGATGGTGCAACAATGTTTATTACTCATGCGCCTTGCTTAGATTGTGCCAAGTTAGTTTACCAATCTGGCATTAATAGTGTTTATTACCGAAATAGTTACCGCAATGATGAGGGAATTGATTTTTTAAAGAAGTGTGAGGTAGAAGTTTGCCAGGTAAAGCCTTGCAATTCTTAGTATAATGTGTTATAATTGTTTTATCGTTTTTAAAAGAGGATGTGTATGAATCTACGTGAATTGGCAAAGAAGTTAGTTGTTGAGAATAAGTTGCCACATGCAGACAGGTATGAACTGTTCTTGCGTGACTTTGACAACATGGTTGAAGTTGTTGGTTGGATGCAAGATCCAACTATCAATGTTCGTGAATTTCAGAATCGGGAAATGCTGATTCCAAAAAGATGGGTAACCATCGGTGTGTTAGATGGTAATATGAGGGTTAAAGGATGATTAAGCTTTTAACCTTCAAAACGAATCACTCAATCATGGGTGATGTGACAGAAACATCAAGTATGTTTATCATTTCAAAACCTGTTCAGGTTGTTATGCAACCAACTAAAGATGGTGCATCAATGGGTTTTGTACCGTATGTTCAATTCTGTGATGAATGGAAAACAGGTATTGTAATTAAAAAGGATGATATTCTTTTTGAAAGTACACCAGTTATAGAATTGACTAATCAATACAATGACATGTTCGGTTCTGGCATACAGATTGCCACATCCATTCCAAAACTATGATATAATGTGTGAATGTCTAAAAATTATTACACCAATGTTGCGGCAGTAGGCAACAATATCTGTTATCGGGGTGTGAAAGACGGTCGGCGCATTAAGCTTAAAATTGCTTATGAGCCGACTTTGTTTTTGCGCTCAAACAAAACAACAAAATTCAAATCACTTGAAGGTGTTTATCTTGAGCCAATGAAATTTGAATCGATGCGTGAAGCTCGAGACTTTGTTAAGCGGTACGATGAAGTACAAGGCTTTGAAGTCTATGGCAATTCTAGTTATCAATATGCCTTCATTGCAGATGAACAAAAAGGTATGGTTGAATGGTCAATGGAAGAACTATCGATTGCCATCATCGATATTGAAGTTGGTTCAGAGAATGGATTTCCTGACCCGTATCAAGCAAACGAAGCGATTACTGCTATTGCTGTTCGTCAGTTGAATGGCGGCACCGCAGTCTATGGTTGTGGCGATTACAAGAATGATGATGAGACTGTTACATATCATAAGTGCCGTGATGAATATGATTTGTGTAAGAAGTTTTTGTCTGATTGGAATACAAACCCACCAGATGTAATCTCTGGTTGGAATATTAAGTTCTTTGATATTCCATATTTGGTCAATCGTTTCACTAAACTATTTGGTGAAGATGAAACACGTAAGTTATCTCCTTGGGGTCTAATCAATAGTCGTAAGGCTGTGGTTAATAACCGAGAGTTGACTGCATATGAATTTGTTGGCATCTCTACACTTGATTACATTGAACTATACAGATGGTATGCGCCAGGTGGTAAATCACAAGAGTCATATCGCCTTGATAACATTGCTCAAGTAGAACTTGGTGAAGGTAAGATTTCATATGATGAATTCGAAAACTTGTACCAGTTGTATCGTTTGAATTACCAAAAGTTTATTGAGTACAACATTAAAGACGTTGACTTGATTTTAAAACTTGAGAACAAGTTGAAGTTGATTGAACTTGGTCTGACCTTGGCCTATGATACAAAGACCAACTACGAAGATATTTTTGCACAAACTAGAATGTGGGATGCCCTAATCTACAACTATCTGTTGGACAAAAACATTGTTGTGCCACCAAAAGTTGTTAAGAATAAATCAGAAGCATTTGAAGGCGCCTATGTTAAAGACCCTCAAACAGGTATGCATCCATGGGTTGCATCGTTTGACTTGAACAGTTTGTATCCGCATTTGATGATGCAATACAATATTTCACCTGAGACATTGGTTCAACCAACCGATTACACGGATGAAATGCGTAACATCATTATGAATACGGTGTCTGTAGATAAACTTCTAACTAAAGAAGTTAACTTAGATAAACTTGAAGGTGCAACCATTACACCAAATGGTCAATTCTTCCGTACCGACAAACAAGGCTTTCTGCCTAAGATGTTGGAAGAAATGTATGTGGATCGTTCTAAGTTTAAGAAAATGATGATTCAGGCTAAGAAAGATTATGAAGTTGAGACTGATCTTAATAAAAAGTATGAACTGAAAAACAAAATTGCTCGTTATGATAACCTGCAATTGGCAAAGAAAGTTTCTCTCAATAGTGCTTACGGTGCCCTTGGTTCTCAGTATTTCAGATTCTATGATTTGCGTATGGCCTTGGGTGTTACTACTGCTGGTCAATTATCAATTCGTTGGATTGAACACAAGATTAACCAGTACATGAATGGCTTATTGAAAACAAATGATGATTATGTTATCGCCTCAGACACGGACTCGATATATCTCAAACTTGGTCCACTTGTTGATAAAATGTATAAAGACACGACAGATGTTAATAAAGTTATCGCCTTCATGGACAAAGTCTGTGAAGATAAGATTCAACCTTTTATTGACAAAAGCTATCAAGAACTTGCTACGTATGTCCATGCGTATGACCAAAAAATGCAAATGAAGCGTGAAGGTCTTTCTAACAAGGGAATCTGGACTGCCAAGAAGCGTTATATTCTAAACGTGTATAACAATGAAGGTGTGCAGTACAAAGAACCTCAGATGAAAGTTATGGGTTTAGAAATGGTTAAATCTTCCACACCATCGGCAATCCGTGAGAAGATGAGACAGTCTATTAAGCTGATGATTAATGGTACAGAAGATGACATTCATACCTTTATTGATGAGTTTAGAAAAGCATTCAAGGCAATGCCGCCTGAAGAAGTATCATTTCCCCGTGGAATGAATGGTTTGAAGGAATATTCTGATGCAGCTACTCTATATAAAAAGGGAACACCGATTCATGTGAAGGGTGCTATTCTGTATAACGCCAAACTCAAGCAATTGAAACTAGATAAGAAGTACCCATTGATTCAAGAAGGTGAGAAGATTAAATTCTCCTATCTGAAGCAACCAAACCCTATGAAAGATATGGTTATTTCATATCCAAATAGATTACCACCTGAGTTTGGTCTGCAAGAGTATATCGATTATGATTTACAATTTGAGAAGGCATTTCTTGAGCCTATCAAAGTGATTTTAGACCAGATTGGTTGGTCTACAGAGAAAAGAAATTCTCTCGAAAGTTTTTTTAACTAAGGAAATATTATGAGTCTATTAGACAAAATCAAAAAGAATTCGACTATTAAAGATAGTGCGATTCTTGCCAATTCAAAGTTCTTTAATGCAAAGGACATGATTACAACCGGTGTGCCAATGGTCAACGTGGCATTATCTGGTAATTTAGATGGTGGTTTGACGCCAGGTCTTACGATGTGGGCAGGTCCATCAAAACACTTTAAGACTGCTTTCAGTTTGTTGATGGCTAAGTCCTACATGGACAAGTATTCTGAATCTGTACTGTTGTTCTATGATTCAGAGTTTGGTACTCCGCAATCATACTTTGATACATTTGGTATTGATACAGAGAGAGTTATTCATACTCCTCTAACTGATATTGAACAGTTGAAGTTTGATATTATGAAACAACTTGAAGGTATTGACCGTGGTGACCGAGTGATGATTATCATTGACTCAATCGGTAATTTGGCTTCGAAGAAAGAAGTTGAAGATGCACTTGAAGGTAAATCTGTTGCAGATATGAGTCGTGCTAAACAAGTTAAGAGTTTGTTCCGTATGGTAACACCGCACTTGAATCTAAAAGACATTTCAATGGTAGTTGTGAATCATACTTACAAAGAGATTGGTATGTTCCCGAAAGATATTGTTGGTGGTGGTACAGGTTCGTATTACTCTGCTGACAACATTTATATTATTGGCCGTCAACAAGAAAAAGATGGCACCGAAATTGTCGGTTACAATTTTATTATCAATGTAGAAAAATCTCGTTATGTTAAAGAAAAATCTAAAATACCCGTTAATGTATCTTTTAATGGTGGCATTAATAAGTGGTCTGGTCTACTTGACATTGCTCTTGAATCCGGCCATGTGGTTAAACCTACCAATGGTTGGTATGCCAAGGTAAATCAAGATACTGGTGAGATTGGTGATAAGAAACGATACAATGATACACAAACGGCTGAATTTTGGAATGATATTCTTTCCACAGATTCGTTTAAAACCTTTGTAAGGAAAAAATATGAAATCACTTATGGCAGCATTATGGGAAAAAATCCAGTTTTGGAAACCGAAGATGAAGAAGCTTGAAGAAGATAAAGATTTTAAATTTGTTGACTTTAAAAATTCTGATATCACTGGCATAGGCATCCTTGCTGGTGATTTCAAAGGCGTCCTTTACCATTATACTGGAGCAAGAGTCAAACATGATACAGGATTGCCAGTATTGGAATTCGGTTATACTATCGTTGATGCAGGCGAACACGACATGGAGGCCTTGCAAAAAGATGAGGAATTTCATACAATGATAGGTGACATACTCACCGAGTTAATTATTAACAACCGATATAATGAAACGATTAGAACAAACGATACTGAAGAACCTGATTTACAATGAGGACTTCACACGCAAAGTATTGCCTTTCATGCGAGCCGATTACTTTGGTGACAATACTGAAAAGGTTGTCTTCAAAGAAATCTTTGAGTTTGTAAACAAATACAAGAATCTCCCCACACACGAATCTTTGGTGATTAACTTCACCGAAAGTAAATCTCTAACTGAGGTTGAAGTCCGTGATTCTATTGAACTGCTCAATGAGATGCATGTTTCACGGGAAGAAAAAGTCGAAAGTAAATGGCTTGTTGAGCAAACTGAGAAGTTTTGCCAAGACAAGGCCATTTACAATGCCATTATGGAATCAGTATCAATACTTGATGACAAAAATGGTATCAAACCAAAAGGTGAGATTCCAAAACTGTTGAGTGATGCACTTGGTGTTTCATTTGACCAACACATTGGCCATGATTATATGTCCGATTATGAATCTCGTTTTGACTTTTATCACAAGGTTGAATCCCGTGTCAAATTCGACCTTGATATCTTCAATAAGATTACTAAGGGTGGTCTGCCAACTAAGACACTAAACATTGCACTTGCTGGTACTGGTGTTGGTAAATCATTGTTCATGTGTCACGTTGCTGGTGCCTGTTTGTCTCAAGGTCAGAATGTATTGTATATTACCTTAGAAATGGCTGAAGAAAGAATTGCTGAACGTATCGATGCCAATTTGCTAAATATTGATTTGAATGAATTGCAAACAATGACTAAGGAAGATTATGAACGCAAGTTTAAAGTCTTACAGAACAAGGCTCATGGTAAATTAATCATTAAAGAATATCCAACTGCTGGTGCATCTGCTCTACACTTTAGAGCATTGCTAAGTGAATTGCACCTGAAGAAGAACTTTGTACCAGATATTATCTTCATTGATTACCTAAACATCTGTGCATCTGCTCGTATCAAGGCTGGTGGTTCTGTAAACTCTTACACATACATCAAATCTATTGCAGAAGAACTCCGTGGTTTGGCTGTTGAACACAATGTGCCAATTGTTTCTGCTACACAAACAACTCGTAGTGGTTTCAGTAATTCTGATGTTGGTTTAGAAGATACTTCTGAATCGTTTGGTC